CACAAAAACCTAATAAAAATTTTTTTTTTTTTTTTTTTTTTTTTTTTTTTTTTTTTTTTTTTTTATATATCTATATTTCTTGATATATTTGATACATATAATAGGAAGTCTAAAACATCAATAATATCAATAAGTTACAGAAAAAAAATGTATCAAGAATGACCTTGATACATTCTTGATACATTTGATACAAAGAATATCATTGACATTTTTTTCAAGCACCAATAAACAAAAATAATAAAAATTTAAATATGCTTCAGTTTAAATGAAATTATTTCATTACGTTACAACCAAAATATTTTGAACACTTTGTAATCGTAGAATCAAAATCCAGTTTGGTCACCAAACAAAACCAAAATAGGTTACCTATGAACTTTGAAACATCATTAAAAAATTTGACCCAAAGACCAAAAAATGTATGATCAATTAAATTTCATTACGGAGAATTAATACTATGAGCGAAGCAGCGTTAGACGTTTCTAATGAGTCCAATGATAAGCGACCCAAAGCCCCAACTTTCTTTATTGCTGTTTGTCCAGATGGCACCTTTCTTGAGTCTCTGACCAAGAAAGATCTCCTCAAGGCAGTAAGCGATGGGGGCCATGAAAACCCCGTTATCATCAAAGGCCGTAGGCTCCCTGTTACCCGCGTTACAAAGTTGGTCTTTTAATGAAGTTAATAGGGCCAGCAATAGCCTTACTTGTCGCAAGCTGTACCACCGCACCCCGAATCTACGAAATCGAAACCGGAGAAATTTTGAGTTGTAAAGGGGTGGCGGTACACGCTTGCGGTTTGCTTATGTACGATTGCGATGGTATCGACATTTTTTGCATCAAGAACGTCAGGGCGATGGACGATGAATCTATACAAGACTGTGGAAATTGCGCTGGGGATGAGGGGCCTGAGGGAGACAGAGGCGATAGCACTTAGAGGGGTTATTGACTGGCTGCTGGAGCACAAGGCTGCCAAGCCTGAAGAGGCCCATAATGTATGGGTCAAGGAAATGGTGCGCCAAGGGGTCCAGTATGGTTTTTCTAGATCAAGAACAATTGATCCCAGGCTTTGTCCCTATGACCAGTTGCATGAGCGGGACAAAGAGGTTTACCATAAAATCATTGATGTTCTTAGATGCAATTTTTAATGGGGGTATGTCGTGAAACCTGATTTTAAAGGTTTGGGTCAGAGTCTAGTTTTTATCGCTGTCGAGCTTCTTTCTATCGTTCTTTTGCCGTTCGCGTATGGACATGAGAAATGCAGCAAGTACAAACTCAAAAAGGCCGATGTTTCACAACAAAGTAAATGATGCGTTGACATCATTTACACAGTATGTAATTGTCTTTCCCATCAACGATGTTGGAGAGACAATTTTTTATGATTATCAAGATGCAGCGTGTGCAGTCTAATAAATGGGCGGTTTATGAGTACAATGAGCGCGACAGAACCATAAATTTATTCGACAAATTAGATGGGTCTATCGAAGAAATTGGGCGAAGACTAGCTCTAGAAAAGAAAGAAAAGATCGTGCTAATGCCAGGTTGGGAACCAAATTTTTATCATGGCAAGCCACGGTTTTGGAAGTTCAATTTGTTTATTGGCGTGAGCAAAGGCGGCATTTTGTAATCAGCAAAACAATGGAGACAGGAAACACATGGCAACGATTAGCGAGGCAGTCATTAGAGAGATTTTGGAAAAATCTATCAAAGAACAAAGAAGCGTCGCATCTATTTTGAAAGAAAGAGGTATCAAGGCGGGCCGTTTTTACGGTGCGAAGAAAAGACTAGACGCAAGAGAATCTACCAAATCAAGTAAAGTCATGATCGTAAAAGCACGTGAACCAGTCACGCAAATGTCTTTGATTGAAACTTTGGAATATTTAAAACTTGCAACAGAAAACCTTGAGCGCATTTTTAAAGGTTTCAAACAATGAAAAATATTGAATTGAGCCTTGTTTTGTCTTTGTTTTCTATTTTATGTGTGATCGGGGTATTGTGGCCAAAGAAAAAGAGTAAGAAAACTCCGAGTTGGTTTCATGACGAAGCGAGGAAAAATGCAGATTTTTTCGATAAAAAATGATTATGCAAGACAGGTCGGGCTGGCCTTCAAAAGGATAGTTGAAGAAACTGGGACGAACATCAGCAAGCAATTGTCCCATATATTACATTCAAAAACATGGTCGAGGATTGCCAATGGTGAGCCAGGGCTATTTGATTTGGTGGCCTTGGATCAAGCTTTTGCGATTATGGGATATGACTTTGAAATTAGGCTAGTCCCCAGGGAGTTGGCAGCGGCTCATATTACCTCGGTTATGCAGGATTTGATGGCATCCATGGAGCCGGTAACGGGAGAGAGGATTAAGGAGAGAATCCCAAATATTGATGGTAGGAAGCTTAGGAAGATTGTAGACATTGCCAATTCAGAGGAGAGCTTGGACGTAAAAGTAACCGAAATTTTTGTGATCCAATGTGAAATGGAATTAGTGGAAAAGATGGAGGGTAAGACATGGCGCAAAAAATAAGTGTAAATGGCCAAGAGATACAGAGGAGTGTTATAGACCCCAACGTAATCTTTGTTCACGGAAATAGAGGTGTTTTTAAGTTTGTAGAGCGCGGAAAGCATTGGGAAGTTTACGACGGTGGGGATGGTAATTGGGAGCCTGTGGGGATGTTTGATAAATATCCCCAGACCGACGATTACGGGGATTTACTTTATTTGCGGGCGCTAAAGCTGGTAGAAGAGCGTGACAAGGAGCAAGAAGATGATATGAAAGAATACAGTGTTTCAATCTTTTTTTCAGGCCATGTCACGGTTAGAGTGAGCGCAGCAAACGAAGAAGAGGCGAAGAATTTGGCCATAAGGCAAGCGCATTTTGATGTTTGCCATCATTGCTCAAGCAAGGTTCACTTTGACGATTGGGATTGTAACTTGGAGCCAGATTGTGTTGAAATCCGATAAAAAAGAATTAGCGATGGAGATACTTAATTGCGTGATCGATGAAACCGATAACGCTGTGGACTTAATAGAGGTCTTTTCTAATGCGGTTTTAATGTTCTGTAATATGGAAAAAAACCCGTCTCATCGAACCTGGGTGTTAGAGTCCGTAATTGACATACTTTGGCAGGACGCCGTGAAGAATAAGCTTGAATTCAGAAGCTTTGATATTGAGGCTAAAATAGTAGTTAAAAATAATGAGGTATGGCATTGAATGGATAGCAAAGAAATTAACGATCGATTTATTACGGGGCTTTTGAAATTTGTAAAAGAAGAGTTGGAATATCAGCGTTACGACCCAAAAACAATAGACGAAATTCTTGAAGAATGGAAAAAAAGTCAAGATTATGAGGATCTAAAAAAAAAGACTTTAGCCATTTTAAGTCAGGCAAAGAGATTAAAATAATGAGAGAAATACTATTGGGCTTGGGGATGTTCGTGGGGTCATATGCCCTCACGGTTTTATTTATAGAATTTATGCTAAGGATTAAAAAAGGAAAAAACTAAATGAGTGAATGGGTTTTAGAAAGAGGGCCTAGAAGTGAACAATTGAAATTTATGAGGAATAGCATTGAAGAAATTGAGAAAATTTTAAACAAAAATTGTAAAAATGATTATGAAGCTATGAGCGTTTTAACTACATATTTAATGAATATGATTGAACACTATGAAGAGATCTCATTGATAGATAATTTGGTTAAAGCCTTAAATAAAGTTAAACAAGATTTGATTAAAAAGGATATGATGTGAAATATCTTAAAAAAATAGTATTAGCCACCGCACTTTTAGCAACTCCTTCCTATGCTTTTGATTGCAATAGCGATTGTGGGAAAGCGGCAGAGTTTCGCTACCCATGCCCAACTTTTGGGAACCCTGGCAGGATGTGCCGAGGGCGGGAGCCTGTCGAATATGCGGCTTGTGAGACTGCCAAGATTGCCAGTTGTAAGATTTGGAACGGTGCGGTGGATTATGCATCGGATAAGCTTAAGCCCATGTTGCAGGGGCGGTTTAATGCTGGGACTTGGGCGCAAGCAGAAGCACAAGGCCAAGGTACAGAATACATGGCCTCTTGTGTAGCGGCTGGTGTCGCAGCCGCGACAATCTTGGGGACTGAGCTAGGCGGCCCTTGGGGTTCCGCGATGTCCGGAGCTATCGGGACTTTCGTATCATTTAGGATCTGCGAACAATCGAGGGCTTGGTGATAGAAGAACTTTTAAAAGTCATTTTCAATGCAAGCATGATTATTTCTGGGTTTTATCTTTTTATTTTAATAGTAGTTGAAATAATAGAAAGAAAAAGGAGAAAAAAATAATCTACCACATTTTTGAGTCTAAATTTGTCTATGGCGGGCCGTTTCCAGGAGCTTGGCTTCCAGTTGGAACTTACGAAAGGATCGAAGACGTTAAGACTTTTTTAACGCTTAAAAAAGCCGTTATTAACAAGTTTGAAACTAGGTATGAAACGGTGACAGATGAGATGGGTTGTTTTGATATGTATAGAATTGAGGTTCAACTATGACTAATGAATATAAGTTCAAAGCCACCGAGCTTGATGTGTATAAAGTTTGTACGGCTGCAATTAATGCTTCTAAACCAGTTGGTTTAGGTAAGATTCATTACAAGGAAAAGGTCTATACAGTTGACGAAGTAATACAAAAGTTGACCACAAACCACAGCGACAATCTAAAAGGAGCTTGGCTTTATATCGATTATTTTGAGGGCCGGATGGTTAAGCTAACGATTGATCGCCACTATCGGGATCGGGAAACTTGGGCTTTTCGTGGCTTTCCGCATCCTGATTACCAATCTTGGGCTGAGACCTATCCTACCTATGAAGCCTTGACCCATTCAGTATTTTCAAGGGGCGACTAATGGAGCATGACAAAGAAATCATCTTTCTTAGATCCAGAGTTATGATGCAACAGTTAAAGATAAAGGCTCTTTTACAGGTAGGGGAAGATCTAGCCACCGCAATAATAGAAGTAGATCCAGATTCTACTTGTGCTGTAGGGGTGATGAAGGAATGGGAGCGCATAAGGGATTGGGTGAATCAATGAAGAAGATATCGTTAGCAACGGTTTTTTTGACAGGGTGCGTTACTTCGCGACTTGTCCGAGAAGAGGACGGGCTTAAGACTATAGGCGTCAAGGCGGGGATATACGGGGAGGCCATGTACAAAGAGGATTTGTCCAAAAAGGCTCGCGAAGTGTGCGGTGGGTCCTACCAGGTCATCTATGAGGGCAGGGAACCTAAGACCTTGGAAGGGATCTATATAAAACATGAAGATTATTACATAGTTGTTAGGTGCGGTAGCTAGTCCGATCTCCATCGTTGGGTGGGTCCTCTCTTTTTTTGGGGGCCTACCTTTTTTTGTCTTGACTTAATTAAGCGCATAACTTATTGTGGGTTTCAAGAGAGGGTAATAAAGCCCGCCGCCAAGGAGAAAAAAATGAAATTCGTTAAAGTCAAAGCAGGAAAATACAAGTCGGAAAATGGGTCAGTTTTTTTAGAAAGAGATGCACATAGTAAACCATTCCGGCAGTCAACTTGGAGAGCTTTTTGTAAAAATTTCAAAGAGATTGCTTCTAGCGATTCCCTAGGCGATTTAAAAGCTCAGATTGCCAGACTTCAAGCCTAAAACCAACCCTACCGCCAAGGATTAAAAATGATTACGAATCTTTATCAAGTGTTTGAATCCTATACCGATCCAGCAATAGATATGTATTTAGAAGATAGGCTCGAAGAACCAGAAGATTTAGAAAATTATGTAAATAACGTATGGCCTGGGAATAAAGTTTCTCAACAATCTTTCAGAGTGTTAAGAGAATTTTTAATAGATTTTTTAAGAAATCCCCCAATCGATTCAAATGATCGATATCATCGATTTGAAAAGCCATTGTTGAAGTGTATTCTTTGATTTTTTTAACTGCCGTACAGGCAGCTTTTTTATCTTGACTTAATTAAGCACATAACTTATTGTAGGTTTCAAGAGGGCAATGAAGCCTCAGCCAAGGAGAAAAAAAATGCTTAACCAAACGAGACTCATCAATGCCATGAAAAAAGCCGGACTCAATGTCGAGATCATTCGAGGCGGGCAAAGTTACGAAAGCATGAGACAAAGCGGCGTTAAAGATGAAGCCGACTTGCTAGACAGCGAAAGAAATTCATCAGCCTACATAGTCGTTTCCGGCGATAGAATCGTGAGTTGGCACACCCAAGGTGATAAGGCTGTATGTGTACACTGCACAACCCGTAATGACGGTCGCGACAGCATGACGGACTATTTCCCAGGCAGCTACGCCAGGACAATCAAAGGCGCGGTTTCCTACTTGGTTCGCTAATTTTCAAAAATATATGGAGAAATAAAAATGGAAAATAACATTGGAACATATTCAATTGAGTTGGGGGCTTTGACGCAAGTCCCCGCATGGGAAAGTCACCGCCGAGGCAAAAATTGGCTGGCCAAAATAAAAAAAGACCCGACAGGTCCAGGCGGTCTTGGTCGCGTCTTTTTACCAAAAGCGAAAGGTGAATATTTTTATATGATCAACGATTTGAAGGTGGGAGATCCGATCGAGTTCGGGGCAGATTATTATAGTAGTAGTAATCGGGCTACAAGATGCAGAAAATATTTTGTGGTCCGTGAAATAACAACAGAAAAAATGGTGTGCGAAAAGTTTGAAACGGCTTCAGAAGCAATAAAAGCAGCAGCTTTAACAGGTGAAATATGAAATTTACAACAAAAGAACTCAACCAGTTGTGGCATACAAGTTGCGCCTCTTTCTTGAGAGAAATTGAAGATCATGGGATAATAGATTTAATACCCATAAATAAAGACTGGAAAGAAATTTTAAAAGAAGAAAAAACCCAGCATTTTTATTTGCATTGGTGTAAATCTCTTGTGGATGCTAAAACGCTGATAGCGGCTTTTAAAATTAAATATTACGACATTCTGATAGATACGTCTGAAGAAGACCCAGAATATGTAATTTGGTGTAAAAGGGATATTTGTAATGAAAAATAAAAAAGTAGGGCGACCCAAAACACTACCAAAACAAATCAGAATCACAATAACCATCGATGAAGAGTTTCATAAACATTTAATAAAAGAAGCCAATAGAAAAGACATGTCAATAAGTGCATTGGTTAGAGATATTATCAAAGAAAGAACTTGAATTAAGTATCAATTATTGCAATATTGAAAGAACAATATTGCAATAAAGTGATAACATTATGTCAAATTATCTTGCTTCTCTAACTGAGAATGAAAAAAAAGTAATGCACACCATGCTTCGCTATCCTGGCATGAGTGCAAGCGGAATCGCTAGGCAAATTAATTGTGAAGTTGACGCCGTTCTAGACATCCAAAAAGACCCGCATTTTGCCGAAATGGCCAAGCTTGCCATGGCAAAAACCCATACGCTTACCGACAAGGCCCAGGAACTTGCTTTGCGCCGGATCATTAGTATCTTGCTTGGCCCTAATGATAAGCTTGCATTAGAAGCCAGTAAGATTGTTTTATTCCCTCTCTTAGCCAAACCACAAATCGAAGCCGGAACCGAAAAGGTCATTTTCAAGACTCGTATTGGGGACGGTGGCGAGATTCAAAGAGAGATGGTAATTGATGCACACTCGGAAACCGCACAAGACAGTAGAGATCATTATACCCCCGGCCCATTCGGCGAGTCAGAACAAGATAATTAACGGGCTAGTAACACCAATGCTGCGTGAGATCGTCGTAGCAAGTGGGACTAAATACGGCAAAAGCCTTAGCGCAGCTAGTGCCCTTTGCCTTGCAGCCCCAAGAAGGCGGCAAGCTCTTTTTAGGTGGGTCAGCCCGATCTACAGCCAAAGTAAGATCGGTTACAAATATTGCAGCCGGATCTTTCCCCCGAAGCCCTGGACCAAACACAATAAGTCTAGCCTAAATATCAATATCCCATTGCTCGATACAAATTTGCAGTTTTTTCATGGTCGCAATGCGGAATCGATAGAAGGCGAAGCCGTTGCTGGTTACGTGCTGGATGAATGCGCCAAGCTCTCCGAAGATATCTATGCGGCAGCAAAAACCACGGTTACTATGACAAGTGGCCCCATGATTATGTGTTCAACCCCGCTAGGTAAAAACTGGTTTTACAAAAAATTTCTAGAGGCCAAGGAGGAAATGGAACGGGCAAAGTTTGAAAAGCGCAAGCCTGAGATGATTGCTATAACCGCGCCAACGGCTGACAATCCATTTGTTCCAAGAGAAAATATAGAATTTGCCCGTAAAAAATTACCCAATAGATTGTTTAGACAATTTTTCCTTGCAGAATTTTTAGATGACGGAAGTGTTTTCTCCGGTATTGAAAATTGTCTTTTTGGACATCCAGATGAGTTTGAGAGTATCCACCTTGACACCGAGCGATGGATCGATGTAGAAGCCAAGCAAAAAACGGTAATTATCGGGGCTGATTGGGCTAAGTCAGTTGACTACACGGTTTTTTTTGCTATTGATGTTTTGTCTAAAAAGGTGGTAGGCTTTGAGAGATTTAACAAAGTATCTTATGGTAATGCTGTAAAAAAACTTTGGCAATTTGCGAAGTCTTTTAACAGTGTTCTTCACTGCTTACACGACAAGACCGGAGTGGGTACTGCCATTGATGAGCTGGTTCAAGGCTTACCATTTGCAGTTACCGGAATCACCTTCACAAATTCCCTTAAAACCCAAATGGTAAGTGATTTAATCGTTGCGATAGAAAACGCTTGGCTTCTCTTGCCTCGGTGGAGGACAATGTTGGAAGAACTTGAATTTTACAGCGTGGAAACTAATCAACTTGGGGCGATGTTCTATTCTGCTCCAGACGGAAGACATGATGATACAATATCCTCACTCCTCCTTGCGTGGTATGGCGTAAATCAGTTTAATTTTGGATCTGAAGTCAAAACAGTTGAAGATTTTATAGGCGATGCGCCGAGCCAAGACTTTAAAGATATTCACACTCTTATCTACGGTGACGATGATGACGATTGAGACTCAAGATTATACAGAAAGCGACATAATGGAGGAGTCAGGACAGATAGAAATAAAATCTTCTGCCTTGGACCAAGCCAACCAAACTCAAAACACGGGTAAATGGGCAACGGATGACACAAGTTTCCTTGACCCAATTCAACTAAAAAACCTCTTTAATAGCGAAGAATGGGTGTTCATAGTCTGCGACCTTATTGCGATGAAAATATCGTCACAGCCCCTAAGGGTGATGAAACAAGTAATGAATGATGGCGTGGCCAATGTTGAGCCAGCGGAAGACCACCCATTACAAGCGGTTTTGGAAAGACCCAATGAGTATCAGGATTACCATAGCTGGATGTATGTCCACGTTGTGGACCTGACGCTAATCGGTAACGGGGTTCAATGGAAGTTAGAGAATCAACAAAGTAAACTTCAGATTTTTAATGTTCCAGTAGAATCTGTACAGATTGATTTTGACCAAGATGGACGGATTAGACGCTATGCAACTTATGAAATCGTTGACCGAGAGGGCTACCCAGTCCAACGGCTTCAATGGTCCTTCAGCCCAAAAGACATTATTCATGTCCGAAGGCCCAACCCTTCATCTATGATATGGGGGCTTTCTCCGTTTATCCCAGGGCAAAGACCATTATTGTTTAACCGTTGGTCCCAGGAGTATCTAAACAACTTTTACCAAAAGGGAGCAACCCCAGGGCTTGCCTTGATGCAAGAAAATACCGCTTCAACAGAGCAGCTAGGCAGGATGCTAAAGAGCTTTGAGGGGGCCTATACTGGCAGGAGAAACCAGAGGAGAACACTGGTTTTACCTAAGGGCGTTTCTGTCAAGGAGCTTACCCATAGCCTTTCAGATCAGCAGTTAAAAGACTACATTTCCCAAAACCGCGAAACGATCCTAGCCCTTCTCAAGGTTCCACCGCACGAAGTCGGATTGCAAAAGCAGGGATCACTTGGGTCCGAAGAGTATAAGACAGCTCTCAAAAACTTCTGGAGTTCGACCCTTATTCCAACCCAACGGCTTATCTCTGGAACAATGACACATGCTTTCCAAGATATGCTTGGCAAGGATCACTTTTTAGAGTTTGACAATTCTGATGTAGACATTTTGCAAGAGGATAAAAAGGCCAAAGCTGATCTTGCAACGGTTATGCTAAACACCAGGACGCTTAATGAGGTTCGAGAAGCGGTTTGGCAAGACCCGCCGCTAGAGGGTGGGGATAAACTACCTGGGAGCCAAGCTCCTGCTCTAGACCCATTTGCGACCTTCTCAAAGCCAGTTGCTCCAGAAGAAGATAAGCCTATGGAATCTAAGGAGGTTCCTCTAGGTAATTCTGAACTAGATCTAGCTAGTCTCAAGGCACAGCAAGAAGTTGGGGATACCTGGGTAAAGGCTAACGGCAATTGGTTCAATCAACGAGAAGCCGAGGTAAGAAAGCAGACCGGAAAGTCAGAGCCATCGGTTTACAAGCTGGCCGTTGAAACATTTGGAAACCAGATTCTTGATGTTATCCCAGCGGTTAAAAAATGGATGAGTGATGAGAAAAATTATAGACAAGCCAAAAGCTATATCAAATCTGATGGAGCTGGCCGAAGGAGATCTTGGTCCGTCAAAGCCAAGATTGAAGACGAAGAGAAGCTTAAGGATGAAATCTTTAGGGCCTTAGAAAAGACCAAAGGCGATTGGAGAAAAGGTTACACCGACAGCCTAAGCGCAACTATTGATACAGGCTATAAAGCTGGAATCGAAGTTCCATTTGACGTTGAAGACAGAGAGGCCCTACAAGCTCTCCAGGAAAGAAATAAGAAGCAAAGGCGGTTAATCCTTCAAGCTCGCGGTTTAGAAACATTTGCGCGGATGAATGATACAACGACAGAATCAATTATGAGGGTTATAGAAAACGGAGTTAAAAGAAACTTTTCAATAGGAGAAATCGCTAAAGCAATTGCAGATGATTTTACCAATATTGACAAGATCAATTCACGGGCCAATACGATTGCTAGAACGGAAGTTTTAACGGCGGTTAGTCTGGGCCAAGCTGCTGCAATGAAAGATGCAAAGGAGCTTATCCCCAACTTACAAAAGATGTGGATAACTGCTCAAGATGATAGGGTCAGAGGACTAAAAACAAGTGACCAGAAAGACCATATCAACATGCACGGCCAAACCCGTGCGGTGGATGACCCTTTCACTGAACCCAAAACCGGCGAGGAAATCGATTACCCAAGGGCCCCTGGGGCAACTCCTGCTATGGCAATTAATTGTCGTTGTACTTGGGTAATGCTCCCAGGTCCAAAGATGGAAAATGTTAACGCCGATAACGCATCAAGTAATCAAATAAAGGAATAAAAAAAATGGAATTGTATAGCTTTGCTTTTGAAAGAAAAGCGGTAGCAAACGGCAATATAATCATCGAAGGTTGGAGCAACAGAAATGTTTTGGATCGCGGGCTTGAGCGAGTTAATCCTAAGGGAGGTCGCTACGATAATTATAGAAAGAATCCCATTGTTTTGTTTGACCATGGTAAAGATCTCGCATTTGGAAATACTCCAGTTGGCAGATCGATTGAGATCAGGCCGGAAGAAAAAGGGATCTACACCAAGTGTATGATAAGCAACTCAAAGAGCGACAAGATAACAGCCGTTAGGGATCTTATCCAAGAAGAGATCCTTAAGACGTTTTCCATCGGTTTCGAGAATTTGCGCGATGTTAAAGACGCCGACGGTAATAGAGTTATTGAAGAGTTTGAGCTGATAGAACAATCAATTGTTCCTATCCCAATGAACCAAGATTCTACCTTTTCGTTGCTTCAAAAAAGATATTCAAAAAATCACTTTATGAAAGTGTTCATTGAAGAAAAAAGATTGCAAGCAAAGGGGGCTACAGAGGCCGCTACCATCTTAAATATGATGTATCAAACCTTTGGGCCAGAGTTCAAAAAAGACATATTGTTTAATCAAGTGGCAAAGCTCAGTCAGACCCCATATGATATTGTGTATGCAGCCATGAAAGCTGAAATACCGATGCCTGAAAATGTTTTCAAAAACTTCATTTTTCTTATAACTACCAAAGGAAAATCCATGAAAAGTCGAGCTGGCCTTTCAATTGTTGCCGTATCAATTCCTAAAGATAAATTTGAAAATCAAGAAGAAGCACAAAAATTTGTTGAATCGGCTGGTTACAAGGTTGACAAAATGAAGGAAACCGAGGAAGGCTATATGTTTCCTCAAAGTGACGAAGACTCAGACATAGAAAAATCATCAGTCTTAAACTTGCCCAATGGTATTATGGCTTTTGCAATTCCACAAAATTCTGATAACATTTCAGTAAGCGACACAGCAAAAGAAGAGGAAGGCAAAGCCTGTGGGGAGATGCCCAAGGAAGATGAACAAAAGGCCATGCCCCCGATAGCTTCGGGAGCTGACGCACTACCACCGGACGACAACCCTTACCTCCTATTGGCTAAACAGCAAAACGCTCTACTTGGTGCCTTGATAATTGAAGTCCAAAAGATGAGTCAAAAGCTTGATGGAAGACAGCCAGAACCACAAGAGCCAAAGGTCGAAGTTGAGATTGAAGAAGAAGTTGAAACGGAAGACACCGAAGAACAAATGAGCAAAAAGCTTGAAATTCTTAATACCTTCCGTGAAAATATTAACAAAAGCCTTCAGCGAATGGGCTACTAAATTATAACTAGGAGTTTTACAAATGGATAAGAAGATTGAAACCGAAGTGGCAGAGATGAAGGCACTAAACGAAAGAGTTTCAGCAGCAGAAAAAAAAGTGCAAGACCTCGAAGCCGAGAAGGCCAATCTCATTGCTAAGGGCAGCTATAACAAACCTTCTAGCAGCGTAAACAGCGATGAGAAAAAAGCTCTTCGCTATTTTAACTGCAATCATCCTAAGCAGTTACTAGAAGTCAACGTAAATCATCCTGACTTTAAAGGCGTTCCCGAAGAGTTGAAACACCTTGTCAAAAACTTTAAACAGTCTTTTGACACTGCACGTTGGGTCTCCCAGATTTTCCACGGCGAGCCACAAGACCGAGTTGTTAAGGATAGGGACGGCTCAGAAAAGATTGCTCCAAGCAACGTCAAAGGGATGTTAGATCACTACTACGGTAAGAATGTTCTTGCTCCTAAAATAAAAGCGTTTGGCAGTACGGTAGTAGGTGGGGGCGATGAATGGGTGCCAACGGGGCTGGCCTCGTCCTATGTGGAAGAATATGAACTAGAATTTGTTTTGGAAAGAGGCATGAGAACTGTGCCGCAACCAACAAATCCTTTTGAGCTTCCAGTGATGACTGGTGTCACAAAAGCACGTCGCGCGACTGAAAATACCGCGATGACAGCAAACAATTTTTCGACTACTAAACTGGTGCTAAGTGCCGTAAAGTCCTCGGAATATTATGAATTACCAGAAGAGCTAAACGAAGATAGCGCACCTGATTTTTTAAGCGCAGGACGCGACGAAGTAGTTAAGGCTCAGTTTAGAGCTATCGAGGCTGCAACAATTAACGGTAAAACTGGAACGCATATTGACTCTGACACTCAACTCCTCGGAGCAGATGTGGCAGAAAAATTTTGGACCGGATTTCGCGGTTTAGCGATTGCCAACTCTGCAAACGGCTCGACGGTAGATTTTGGTGGAGCTTTCACCACCGCACTACTCCGAACCATGCGGGCTCGCCTTGGCAAGTTCGGATCAAATCCGAATGAGCTTCTTTGGATCGTTGGGCCATCCATTTACACCCAATTCTTAACCCTTGATGAAGTAATGACCTTAGACAAAGTTGGACCTCAAGCGACTGTCCTAAAAGGTATTTTGGCCCTTTATCAAGGGATCGGTATCATCAACAGCCAGTATATGCGTGAAGATCTCAACGCTACCGGCGTTTATGACGGTGTGACCACAACCTTTGGTGGTATCTTGCTCGTGAACAAAACCCGTTTCTACTACGGCCAGCGCCGACCCATTCAGGTCAAAATGATGGCTGATCTTCCTGCTCAAGACCGGATGCTTTTGGCTTCTTACCAACGTAAATCGTTTGTAGGTCATACTCAAAGCGCGTCTGAAGTATCTGTAGTTTACGGCTACGAAGTGCCTAAGTGATGCCTTTATCTAGGTTAAGGTGATAAAAGAGAGATTGTAAACATTGCAATCTCTCTTATTTTTTGAGGCTCTTTATATGGCAGAAATACCCTTTCGCATTGGGCTATACGAAGCTAAAACCATTGTTCCCATAGACATATTTCCAGCAGGAACTTATGAATTTTGGATTGGACAACCAGCGGGGAACTCCTTACTTTCCACGGTTTTTGTCCAAGATTTGGACCTAGGAGCAACGGTTAAAGTAAATTACTTTGACAGCGGCCCAGGTGGCGGCCAAGGCCCTGGGGAAAGGATAGATCTTGAGGGTCATAGCCTTATCAATACCGCACCTAAAAGCGAACGCCGGATCATTACTAGGATCTCCAATAAGCCTAAGATTGAGATAGTTGTAACTGGTGGCGAAGCAATCTTGGGTGTTCATATCGCGGTTGTTAGCGATTTTCCACAAGAGCCAGCTTTAAAAGATGGAGATACAGCCGATCTAGAGGTTAATAAAGCTGCTCCAATCATGATTTTAGGATCTGATGGAAAGTGGTATGCTTGGAGGGGGGACAATGGCGTAGGTCAAGTCGAAATTGTGGGGTCTGTAGTTGCTAACACAGACCCCTTTTCCTCGGTTGTTCAAACAGAGGAAATTATTAATTCACCAACCAATTATAATTTGCCATCAGGATCAAAAGCCATATGGCTTAAGGCATTGACACCAAACGCTGAATTGAAAATTAAATGGGGATTAAATACTAACTCCACAACAGTGTTTTCTGGCTCTGAATATAGTAAAATGAATCTTGACCCATCCATAAATTGGATTATCCAAATATCATCAAATAAAGCAAACACTATCGTAGAGATAGAAACTTGGGGGTAATTTTATGAGTCTTTCAGGCAGAAGATTAGGATTTGATATAACCGATGCAAACACCATCTCAGCTAGTGACAACGTTGGAGCATGGTTAAGAGCTGGGTCGGATGGTGACCGAATCTCCTCTACTAACGTAGGCGGTAAAGAGGGTTTGGATGTTAATATCATTAACCCTTTAACCGTTAATATTGACGGTGTTTATGATGGTGTTACAAACACCGATCCCGATAATATCGGGGCAATTTTCCACGTTAGAGCAGCGACCCCAGGCGATGCTGACCAAACCAAAAGAACTACCGGAGCCGCTGCATCAAGTGATGCAATCGTAGCCGCTAACTTCCATGGTCAAGATGTTAACTCTGCGCTCCTTGGTTTTAATGGGACGACTTGGGACCGTCTCAGGACTTTTAATAGCACTGGTCGCCTCAAAACCGTGATTGCTTATAAAGCTTTTGAGGTAACGGCTGAAACTGTTGGTACCACTGCTTCTCAACTTGTCGCCACCGCACTAACTGACCGGGCTAAAGTTACAATCCAAAATCTCGCGAATCGGGACCTGTGGATTGGCGTTGACAACTCGGTTGTTGCCGGGTCAGGATACCTCATCCCTGCTAAAGGTGAGCAAGCATTTGATTGGGATGACACAGTTGACATTTGGGCAATCGGTGACACGACTGGAATGGACGTGAGGGTTCTCGAAGAGGCTGCATGAAGTTCGACATAAATGATGCAAAACAGGCTGAGGCATTCACCCAACAAATTGCTTCGGCCTCGTTTAGTTTAACCGGCAAGCAGATAATCGAAGTATATAAAAGCTTTGTATGGTTCAATAAGATCTGTCAAATGATCGAAAAGGATATAGCCGATGGCAAGGAGCCTGAACCCAAACCGAACAGACGTGCTAGAAGGAGCCGGGGCAGTCCACGCAGTAGTGACGGTGACAACCAGCCCAACGGAAATCAAAGTAGGTTCGAATCGAGTTCCGAATCGTCAAGCTCTGATGATTTATAATGACGGCAACGCAACGATATTTTATGCACCTAATGCTTCGGTTTCAACTTCTGGAGCAACCAAAGGTTTTCCACTATATAAAGATCAATTTATAATTTTCCCCGTTGGTAACTTTGCTTGGTATTATATAGCTGGTTCGTCAAATCCTGATGTTATTCTCGCGGAGATCCCCTAGATGTTCCCCCCTTTTAAAAGTGCGGTTGCTAGAGCTATTCCGTTTAGTACGGTTGGCAATAGTTTTGTGTCAACAAATGTGCAGGATGCTATTGTTGAGGCTCGAACCGCTGCTTTGAACAATGATAGGTATCCGATTCAAGCAAACAGGAATGCGAACACTGGTATTAATACCTATTTAGAAATTTTTCCCGGTGAAGACAGTCTAACCGCTCCTCTTGTGGCACCAGCCAATAGCTCCATTGTTGCTGCTACGATTCAAGCCTCAGCTAATACCGCTGGAGCAATTAGAATTAGAAACATAACTCAAAATACAACCTTGATAGACTTATCTTTTGCAGGTGGGTCTAGTGCAGTTTTTGGAACTTTAAGTGTGACTGGAATCAATTCTGGTGACTTGATTGGTTTCCTAGTTGTTACGGCTGCAATAAACAAACCAAAATGCAGAGTCTGGTTTAACACTCAACCCTGAGAATTAATATGATAAGACGTTTAAAATGGACGGGAGAAACTGAGATTTTTATCATCGGTTTTTTGTTTGAACCTGATGTTTATTATACGATTCAACCCTATGACATTAGACGTTTTCAAGAGTTCGAAGAACTAAAAACCATGATTGACGACGGTTTGCTAGTCGTTAATGATGGAAGCTCTGATTTAAATATCATCGCGGGTTATTCCTATTTCATGGCGGCCCAAACTTTTGCAAGCTCTTTTGCATTGGATTTAGATAATATTGATCAAGTTGTTACTGGAGATGATCCGGTTGTGATCGAGGCTACAAGAAAGCTTTGGGACCTGTTAGATGATTATGACTTAGGGGATTTTAAATTCTATCCGCCGATCGATGGCATTTGGAATGCAAATGGCACCATAACTGTTAAATATGCTGATAACGTGGCCAAGGTACAAATCGAGATTTTCAGAAATGACGAACCATGGTTTACCGTGGCTCAGGCTGAACCAGACGCATCGGGATTAACTTTTATCCCCTTCTCATGCGATGTAGATGCGTATAAATCTGAAGGTCATGACTTCGATTTAAGGATTCATCTTGAGAAAATCGTGCCAGCAGATCCTTGCTCCATAACTATATCAGGATCGGACGAAGAGACCGCATGGGGGATGACGTTTTTACAACAGCTTGTTACTCCATCTCCGACGTGATACGATTCAGCAATTATAATAATTAAAAAGGATATTTAAATGATTTTAAGACTCGTTAAAAAGAATGATTCAACCCATAAAGATGCTTTGCTTGTATACTTGGAAGAAGAAAAGGGGATCTTCATCAAAAAAGTAAGAATTGGTGAAAAAATTGAGGTGGCTGATTACCTCGGTTATAAGATCATGGCAGCTTATAAAGACTGTTTTGAGATTCTTGGTGCCCAGACAAAGGAAGTAAACCCAAGGGTAGTTGAGGTTAAATAATGGCTCTGAACGCAAACGCGCTAACAACTCTGGCCCAAGCTAAGTCATGGCTTAAAATACCCAATAGCGAAACCGGAAACGATTCGCTTATTGAGCTATTGATTAATGGGGCTAGCGATGATGCGGCGCGTTATTGCGATAGGATCTTTAAGGCCCAAAGCCACACTCAGATAAGCCATGGAAGAGCTAGCAACGCCATTGTTTTAAAGCAATGGCCCGTTAACTCCATAACCGAGGTTAGGATAGATCAGAACGCGGTTTTCACTGATGCCGATACCTTGCTAGATCCTTCAGAGTATACCCTTGGTGATGAAGCTACGGCGGTTTATTTGATCAATCGGCTTTTCCCGAAAGGTTACAACAACGTCAAGATCATCTATAATGCTGGGTATAGCACCGTTCCCAGTAGCCTAGAACAAGCGACGTTGTGGATAATCGCTTTCAATTATCGAATTTGGGAGACTAAAAACATTGCCCGAACATCGAAAAGCAAAGAAGGGGAGAGCGCAAACTATGTACAGCTTTGGCCAGATCATATTATAGCGGCGTTAAATCAGTTTAAGAGATTGGAATTTTCTTATTCTGATGCCCCAATGTGGAACGGATAAATGAATTCAAATGCTGATGAACTGATAAGACGCTTACAAGTTAGAAGCCGTATTGGTTTAGAGAATCCAGCCATGCGAACGGCTCTTATTCTTATCGGCATGAAAATTTCAGGGGATGCCAAACTGGAGGCCACCAAGAAAAGAGTTGTCGATACCGGCAACCTAAGGGCTAGAATCCGCTATGAGCTTTACGAGCGGGCAGGTGCGGTGGGAGTCAGGATTGGGGTCTTTGGGGTCAACTATGCCGCTATCAACGAGTTTGGGGGTAGGGTGACTCCTGGCATGTTTAGGGCCATGGGGGCCAATATGTCAAGAAAAGGTGGCGAAAGACCCTCTAAAAATGTCATCATTGGTAATTACTGGACCCCGCGACCATTTTTAAGACCAGCTTTCAATGCCAATGCTGGATTTATTCTTGACACTTTGTCAAAGGTTTTTGATTAATGGCTAGCTTAAGATCCCAAATTGCAGATGCTATAATTTCCAGACTAGCCCTAGTCTTGGATCTTAAGAGCAGGTCATTTGATAAAATCAGGCTCCTAGAATTTGACTTTGACGAATGGGAATTACCAGCACTACAAATCATTGATGGCCCAGAATCAAATATCCATGAAATGAAACGTGGCAGAAAAACTTGGAACTTGATCCTTGAGGTGGTCATTGGACCCAAAGAATCAACCCAGTATCAACCTACACAAAAAGATTTATGGGATTTGATGGAAGAGATCGAAAAGACTATAATGCAACCACCGACCCAATTAAATTTGTCTTTTGTTATTGGCATAAAACTATTGGGATCTCAGACGGATCAAGGATTGTTGCAGCCGTACTATACCGGTAGAATTAACTTTAATATCGATTATTACCAACCATTAATAGGGGAATGTAATGGCTAAGAACTACGCCGATCTCTATAATTATTCAGGCGATTCCATTGCTCTTGAGCAGCGGTTTTACATTAAAGAAGAAACGACTCGTGGAACCTTAATTGCTCCTACGGATGCGGATTTCTTTTTTACGATGCAAGGAGGCTCGGTCGAGTTTACCCAGCCATTTGAGCCAAGCCCTCACCGTTCGGGCAGAGGATTTGTTGGCACGATCAAAGGTAAGAAGGAATGCTCTTGGACCTTGCCAACGTTGTTCAATATCGATACCACCTTAGGAAGTGGCGGCGCAGCCGAAATCGACCCAGCCCTAAGAGTGCTTTGGAAATCTCTCATGGGTAAAGAGGTTGTGAGTTCTGGCCTGATTTATACCCGTGATACTCCAGATATCACCTTTTCCCTTTTTGAAACCGGAGATCGTTGGGCTCGCCAAGTACGCGGGTCATTCGTCCAATCGGGGAACTTCCAATTCCCAGGTGACGGGGATTCCATGGCTGAATGGTCAGGGAATGGCAAGGATGCCCTCTATGTGGGTATCGGCAAGTCTGTGACAAACAACACAGCCAACACGGTTACCTTGGTTTCTGGCGATGGAAAACTTTTTGAAAATGCCATTGGCGCGATGGTTATGATTATTGAGGCTGACGGTACGACTAGATCAGCCGATACGCCAAACGGCTCCCCAAGAACTATTACCGCCGTTGCTGGTGATGTAGTAACTCTTAGTGGAGCTGTGCTAGCTGATGCAGACGGGAGCGGGCTAAATGCCCCAATTTACTTGTCATATTACGAACCAAGTACGCCAGTAGCCATCAATAACCCCATAACCGGCCTCGAAGGGTCCGTAACCGTGGCTGGTATGTCAATCCAGCAATGTGTTAGGAGCTTCAACCTCACGATCAACAACAACCATGAGCTTCGCAACGATTGCTACGGCGAAGACAGCTTAGACGGTTTCCTTTTTGTACCCGGCGCAAGAATGGAAGCCCGCGTTTCCATGCAAATGAACCTGAACAAGCAAACCCTTAAACTTTTCAAGGATTTACAAGTCTTCACAACCCAAGATATCACTCTAGTTTTGGGTAGCGCAACGGGCAGAAGGCTAGAGCTTGAACTGCCTAAAGTAGAATTCCCATTGCCTACTGTAACAGTGCCAGAGGAAGGCTCGATTCCTGTAGACTTCAATGATGGTCTATGTCTACAAACTTCAGATGGCGCAAAAGACGAAGTTACGGCAAGCTACCTTTAATATTGTTGATGAATGATCTACGGCTTTCTAGAAGCTATATCTCTTATAGCTTCTATTTTTTTTATCGTTTAATCTCATTAATATTTTACACTTTAGGGAGAATAAAAATGGCTTTGAAGCTAGACCAATTAGAGGGCACTATCTCAGTTATTTCAAAACTAGATTCGGCTTTGGATTGTTCTGATGATGATTATAAACAGTATATCGAATCTGGCTTAGATGAGAGCTTTCTTAAGTTCAAAGATGGAGATGCCCCTACAAAGTTCGTTATGAGAAAGACGCTGCCTTGGGGTCTCGCTAAGAAAGTGGAAGACGAAAAAGTATCCATGCAAAAGGGTGAAATGCAGATCCGCATGAGCTTCATTGCCGAAGAAGTAAGAGTAAGTTTGATCGACATTATCAACCCACCGCACCTGCCCGAAAGTGAGTGTTTGAAGTACAAGAAAGCTTCAGACGGTGGAGCAAGCGAGCAACTGGTTGAAAAGCTTTTGGCTTGCGGAATGATTCAGGATCTTTACGCCGCAAGACAGGCGGTTTTGCAGAAAAATAACCTTAACAAAGATGGCTTAAAAAAAAGCTAACAGCTCTCATTGAGTTGACCCATGCCGACCACGGGGCCTTAAAAGCCAGTGGTCGAAATTTTATTTGCTCAGACTGCCCAGAGCGCACAAAAAAATTGCGCCGATGCGAAGAGGATCGGGAGGATTTCAGCGCGGAAGATGGCATAATATTTCCTATACAGATAACGACAGGCGGTGAACGTTATGGTTTTTGCCCTGGCAAGGCTACCTGGAACCCTGAGTACACCAAGATTTTTCAGCTCATGTCATTGGCCGCCGAGTCTGGGGATTGGCATTATGTCGAGGGGGGAATAGTCGATCAGCCCGATTGGTGGATAGGCAATCTAACTTGGTTCATCCAGACCTATAAACAATTGCAGTTTAACGGCAGAGCAAAAAGTATTCTTGGGGATGGGTCAGCATTGAAAGGGGTAAAGCATGGCGGTAACCGAAAAATTAATAGTTGATATGCAAGCGGATACCAAGCAATACACAAAAAGCTTGGCAAGCGCGGAAGACTCTACCAGAGATCTATCTAAGGCCATTGACGAAGCTGGTAAATCAAACTTAGAACTAGCCCGATATCTAAAAATAGCTACAGATGCCTATGGACAATTGCAAAAAGTGTCTGGAAAATCATATAAAGACATTGAAAAAAATGCTTTGGCTTATGATGCAGTTTTGAAACAAAATAGCAATTCTACCGCGTCTTTTGAAAAAAATGTTGTATCTTCAACGCAGAAACTAGACGAAATGACGGCTGCAATTGGTAGTGTTCAAAGAACAATGATTGCCTTAAATGTTACAATTGCAGCTATCAACTTTGCTTTTGATTTATTCGATGAGCTATTATCGGGACAATTGTTAAAAAATCTTAGAACTGCTTTATCATTATTCGCTTTAATTGCAGATGTAAAAGGATATGACAAAACCACTGAGTTTTTTGATAATTTAGTCGATACTCTAGATAAGTTGATATTAAAGCTAGAATCTTTTAACCAGAAATATCAAGATCTAATATCAAAACTTAAAAACTCAGAGTCATATATTGAAAAAAGCAGGATTTTATTTGATACCTTTGAAAATGTTTTAGGAGGGGTTGGTATAGCGGCGGGAGCCTATGGAATTAACAAAGTAGGACAAAATTTTGATGCTTATAAAAATGCCGTTAATCCTGCATTGGATGCCACCAAGGCTTTTGCAGCAGGAAGCAAAGACCTATTTTTTGCGGTTAATAATAAATTAGTTCCAAGTTTGTTGCGATTTGGAGAATTGACCTATACCTTTCCACAAGCTCTTTCTGCTGCTGCTGCTGGGATAGGATCTCTGGAGGGTTCAATTTTTGGCCTAATTGGTACTACTCTTGGTTTGACTAATATCTTTGGATTTTTAGTCGGATTTGTTTTTAACACTCTATTTAACTCCGTGGGAAATTTAGCGGTGGCGATTGGCCAAAACTTAGTAGCTTCGGCAGAAGTAGCTTTTTTGAAGTTTGAAAAATTCAATCAAGTGATGAACACCTTTAAATTCACTATCGAAGGGTTTGGGAAAACCTTAGGAGTTGATGCCGTTGGATCAGTCCAGTCATGGTTAGATATGTTGGATTCTTTACGCTCGAATACGGTTTTTACAACCGAAGATATAGCTAAGTCTATAAAATTGTTAGTAGCAGAAGGGTCGAGATTTGGATTAACTACGACTCAAATTGGGGATTTAATAAAAAGAAATGCCGATGTAGCTTCAGCTTTTGGCGAAAATATTGTTGATATGGCAACAAAAATCAACAGTACATTTGCAGGAAATGCTCAAAGTATGCAAAATATGGGCTTTGCCGTTAGTGATGCCAGTTTTGCTCATTCCGAACTCTTTCTTTCTTTGGGCAAAACAGCCGAGCAACTAACTAAGAATGAAAAAGCTTCAGTCAGACTAGACTTAATCATGACAGAAACAGCGGCGGTTGCTGGTGCAGCAGCAAACGAGTTTAACAGTGCAGCAGGATCGGCCCAATTTTTAAACAGAACCATAAATGATCTAGATGTTGCCATGGGCAAATCTCCAGATATTTTAAATAAATTAAGAGTCTCATTGGGTAAGATCATCGAGGGATTTACGAAGCTAGCCGATCCAATATTGGCCTTCATTGGTACGGTTAAGGAGGCTACTGGCGTAGTCTTAATTTTAGCTGGGACAATACTAAAACACTTTGTGTTAATAACATCATTAACTAATAGTTATACAATATTTAATAGAGTTTTAGCTGAAAGTGTATGGGTACAAAATGTTTTATCAAAAACATTTTTGAAATTAGGAGCGATATTTAAGTTTGAAGCAATACAAATTAAAAGTGCTACTGATCTATTTAAAAATTTTAATAATATTTTAAAAGCTATTGTAGTTGGGACTTTAGCTTCCTTAGGAAATGTGGTTAAAGTCATGGCCGGGGCATTCGTTACGGCTGCAAAAGCAGCATGGGCTTTTACCGCATCCATCCTTAGCAATCCATTATTTTACAAAATAACGGCCATTGTTGGGGGTTTATATATCCTCTACACCGCTTTAAAAGAGTTAAGCGCCGAACTGGGCTTTATTCGTGATTATATGAACGAAACCGGCGGGGGAATTGCTGATACTTTTGATAAAGCCACCGACGCGGTAAAAACATTTGGGGCGAACCTAGGGACAACAATTATTACTCCCTTGAAGGCTATATTTAGATTTTTGGTTGATGTAACAAAATTTATTCTAGGCGGCTTGGTTGCTAGTGTTTTGGTTTTTGAACTTGCAATTATTAATGCAGCTAGAGCTTGGAGATATGTAAAAAGCGGTTTTAAAGAATCCACCGAGGACGCTCTAGCATTTCAAATCCAATCCGAGGAAATAAATAAAAAATTATCAGAAACAGCCAAATTTACAAGCGAAGTAGGGGAAAAAGTTTCTTACGCTTTTGGCGGTACGGCCCAGGGAGCGGTAGGAAAATTAAATGATAAGTTAGATGAATCATCCCAAATATTAGAAAAATATGTTCAATTGCATTTAGCTACCTTTGATAAAGCAAATGAGAAGACTTTAATTTTAGGAACTCGGTACGAACAAGTTATTGCTAACCAAGTAAAATTAAATCTAGAAGTAAAGGAAGCTTATAAATCAAATGCTGATTTAAATGAAAAGTCACAGAAAATTGCCGAATTAAGAATAAAGCAAATTAAAGCAGAGATAGAAGTTGAAAAATTAAGACTTGATGTTGTTAAAGAAATAGAAGCGCAAAGATCAAGCTTGGAGATAGATAATTTAAAAAGATCCGGCAAGACCATAAAAGCAATAGCCATAGAATACGATCAAAAAATACAGGCACTATTAAGGGAAGAGGAAGGGCTTAGAAAAGTAAATAAATTAAGAGATGAAGACCAGCTTATAATAAATCAAAGCTTAAAGTTACTAAAGCAAGCTAAAAGTTTAGCTGTTAACGAAGAAGTACAGAAACAGAATGAAATAATTATTGGACTTGAAAAAAATATTTTAGAAATCAGAAAGCAAGCGGGAGACCAAAACACTCTAGAACTGAAAAATATTGTAGATAAATATGCCGAAAAAGAAAAAGAGCTAGGACTAGAGCAGAAAAAACTAGAAGCCCAAGGCAAGGCAAATGACAAGGTTAAAGAGCTTATCAGGCTGGCAAAAGAGGCTAATAAAGAGGCCGGCAAGATAGCTATCAAGGAATTTGAGGTTGCGAAGCTAAAAGAAGCCAAAACCCAACTAGATGAGCTTAATTCCCAGATCTTAGACTTGACTGGCCTAGAGTTAGACAAGATAGATGAGAAGTTGAAAAAGGATCTAGAAGCTCTAGCAATCAAGCGTGAAGAGTTTGAGCTTTCCTACAAGATGGCTAATCTGCCAATCCCTAAAGAGCGCCTTGAGATTTACAAGAAGCAAGAAGCTGCCCTAAAGAGAATCGCTAAGATCAATACAGAAAGGGCCCCAAGCAGGGAATTTGAGGGGGCCAAGAAAGTTGGAACGGACGTAGCCCAAGGAATCACCCAAGCTTTCCAAAGCGGAACCGCTGGGGCAGTTATGGGAGCTATGACCGGAGTGGGTGCGGTGGCTGATGTCGTGCAAGGGCTTATTGATTTTGTTCCTGGGTTATTGGATAAGATTGCCAATATATATAACTCGCTAACGGATCTTCCTAACAAAATTGTAGCTGGCCTTGGAAATGTCCTTGATAGCATTTTGAATTATTATGCTAATTTTATACCGAACTTGCTTAAAATGATCCCCGCTATTTTCGAAAAATTCACCGCATTTTTCGAAAAATTACCCGATGTCATGGCAACTTTGCTTACAAACCTGCCAGATATGTTAAGTGGCCTCCTTGATCGATTGCCTGAAGTTGTCGAAAATTTTGTGCAAAAGTTTATTGAAGCTATCCCGAAAATAGCTGTTAGCCTTATCAACTTCTTGATTAAAGATGGGCCAAGGCTTGCCATCGCAATAGCCAAGGCTCTCACAATCGAGATTCCGTTAGCCATTGTTAAAGGCATCCTTGATGCTATCAAATCCCTGCCCAAGATCTTCTCCCAAATTGGTAAAGGCATCCTCCCGAAACCGGCAGAGATTGCTAAAAACTTTGCCTTGGGCCTTAAGGCAGCTTCAAAGACTCTTACAGGGGTGGCCTCCAAGCTCTTTGCGGTTATGGATCTGGAGGAGGGGGCGAAATCTCAAGCCGATAAGTTAAACGGGCTGGTTAAGACTTCAGAGCAGCTCATTAAAGACCTTAGCGAAGCGGCAAAAAATGCCGGTAAATCGATGTGGAACGCTTTTGTAGATGCTTTCAAAGAAGCTCTCAAATGGTTCTTAGATCGAGGCCAAGAAATTTGGGACGGACTAGTGGAGGCATTCGGCAAGATTGCAAAATGGTTTGGCGACCGAGGTCAAGAGATTTGGGATGGTTTCATTGTACCCGTGGCTATGTGGTTCAAGGATCGCGGTAAGGAAATCTGGGATGGATTTATTGTTCCTGTAGCCATGTGGTTTAAAGAGCGTGGGAAAGAAATTTGGGACGGTTTTGTGGTTCCGGTGGCCATGTGGTTTAAGGAAAGAGGCAAAGAGATATGGGACGGTTTTATAGAACCCGTAGCCATGTGGTTTAAAGAGAGGGGCCTAGAAATTTGGAATGGTTTCATTGCCCCAATCGGAACGGCCTTTCTCGATGCAGGGACTCAGATATGGCGGGGGCTCTATGATTCGGTTGGGCTTTTCTTTACCCAAGCCGGGAATGCAATATGGAATGGGTTTCTTGCACCAATAGCCAGTTTCTTCGTAGATGCTGGGACTACCATTTGGCGCAACTTCTATGCAGCCGTATCAAACTTTTTTGAGCAATTCGGGCAAAGAATCTTTAACGGTTTAACCGGAGGATTGAACGGATTCGACTTCGGGAACATCGGCAATAAAATATGGGAAGGCTTAAAAAATGGATTGGGTGGGATTGGTGGAATCATCACCGATCAGCTCAACGGCATTAATCCGTCAAATTTCTTTAACAGAATCTTTTCTATTCCTGGAAACGCATTTGGCGATAAAGGGCCAGTTGAAGAGCAACTAAAATTTGATATGCCGTTTATGAAATTTGCAAAAGGCGGGATGGTCCCAGGAATGGGAGCTGTGCCCAACGATAGCAAGCTCAATGACCGGATTGTGGCCCTACTAAGTGCGGGCGAGGCCATCATACCAAAATCCAAAATGGATGACCCAGCGGTGGCGGGAATCGTGCAAGGGATCTTATCGGGCAAAATTGGGGCTCCTGCCTACGCTCTCGGCGGCGTGGTAGGTAGCCTTAAGAAGGCGGGAGGAGATCTTGCGGGGGCTTTCCAAGAAATCATAGCTCCTGTCGCCGACATTTTGGACCCTGCAAAGATCCTTGAGCAAGCTTGGGCCTCAATGAAAGGTTTGGTTTGGGATAAGGTTTTAGATATGTTTTGGTCGATGCTCTCGGCTAATAAATTCCATGACGGCGGTTTGGTCCCAGGGGCGGGCGAGATGCCCAGTATGCTTAAGGGCGGGGAATTTGTGCTGAATAAATCGGCGGCAAGCTCGATAGGGGTCCCAACCCTAAATGATCTCAATGCGGGCAAAACCCCAAGCAATAATACTCAAAACATTGAACTAAATTTAGTTATCAATACCACCCAGCCAATAGATGCTACGATGATCAAGAACAAGATCATGCCAGTGATTCGGGAAGAACTCAAACGGGCGTCCATTGACGGGCGTACCACGATTTATCAAAGCGGGGTAAGGACTGCATGACAGCCACTAACTACGGTTATTTATCAAGACCATATTTGAACGATACCGATGGTTATTTGGCTGGTGTTGTTCATGAAGCGCAAGGAATGCAAGTAAACCGTGTGGTTACTGCTTCTGTAGCTTCGGCTTTTCAAATCAATAGGACTATCAATGAGCAGAATTCTAGTGGATTCCAAGTCGAACGAATTATTACAGGCGAGGAGCCAAGTGCTTTCCAAATTAACCGAGAGATCGCAAGTCAAGACTTTTCGGGCTTTCAGGTTGACCGTTCAGCTCCTAGCTCTGAGTCTAGCGGTTTTCAAATTGATCGAACTCTTCTCAGTGACGAACCCTCTGGGATGCAAGTCGAGCAAACTATCGCAAGCCGAGTGCCTTTCGGTACGCAAGTTGAACGAGACATTATCGGAGCCGTAGAAAATCTTGGAATGGAAATAAGGCGATCAAATTATATTTCAATCGTCTTTTGTCCAAACCTTGGTTATCTGGCTACTCCTTATCTGAGTGGTCCCTATCTTGTGGCCGAAGTTTGTGCATCTACAGGATGGCAGGTCAATAGATCTTTCAATGAGCAAACGGCTTCGGGATTCCAAGTTAACCGCGTTATTACCTCCCAGGAAAATTATGGGATGCAAGTTGAAAGGATCATTAATGCGGTTAAGGCTTTTGCGACCCAAGTTGAAAGGATTATCGCGTTTCCTCTCGGTTTCCAAGTTCGCATGGTCTTATACAACACAAAAAAGATCAGGATTCTGTGCGATTTCCCAAGCCGTGGGGCTGCGGGGGCGGGGAACAATGCTTGGGGCCAAGCTAAGGGTCAAGGGCTTAACTGGATAGCTACTAACACTAGAACGGGGGACTTTAGCCCTAACAATGTCAATACTGATTTGGTTGAGGAAGTTTGGAGGTCGGACGTTGGAGTTACCACAGCTAGCCTTTCTTGCGACACGGAGCTGATTCAAGGCACGGCTCCTGACACAATAGCAGTGCTTAATCACAACTGGTCTAGCAGTGCGGTGGTAACGCTGGAAGGGTCTAACTCGGATACCTTTGCCTCGATAGAAATCACCATTCCAATTGAAGCGACTTCAATTAACAGCTATTACATTGCCCCAACCCTACCGACTTCCCAATATCGCTATTGGCGTTTGAGCATTAGTGACCCCACAAATCCAAACGGATTTTTACAAGTGGGAACTTTTATTTTTGGCAGCGCAATCATTTTCCAGGGCGAAAACATTATCGACCAAGTAAGGAAAAGGGAGATTCATTTCTCCGATAAAGTAAACACAGAAGGATTTACAAACGTATCTAACGATAGGGCTTTAAAAAGATCTATATCAATTGGATTTAACCAATTGAATTATGATAAAGGAAACTATTTGGCCCTATCAAATGTTTTTCAGACGGCAAGAACAAGCCTAAAATGTCTATGGATTCCCGACCCACAGAAACCAGGACGATTTGCGGTATTCGGGAAGCTCACGGAAATACCAGAAGAAGAACACGAAAATAGAGGCAATGCAGCCGATATAGTTAGTATGAGGGTTGAAGTCGATGAAAGCAGATAAATTAGCAGGAATATGGATCTTGAGCTTTGTTATCTTTTGCGGCTATGTGGCTTTTAGCCAAAGCCCACAAGAACCGCCGAGCTTACCTCAAGTTAACAATCAAGAATTGGTTGAAAGATTGAAACTTGCCGTAGAATGGTGCGAGAATAGGGAGTGCAAAATTAAATTAGGGAAATGCCTTCTTCATACAGTTGACATAAGGATTTGTTTTGCTGACAACAACTGAAGAATTTAATCTTACGGTTTTTTTAATATTGCTTATTGCAATTTTTATTACGGCGAACTTATGAGCAGTAGCGACAGAAGACCATATTTAACAGCAACGGTTTTAGACCAAACCTTGCTTAATGCCTGTCATGATAATTTAGAATGCCGCATTGAAATGATATGCGAAATCGATACACCGATAGGAAAAATTTATGCAAGTGATCGTAATAAATATGTAGGTGACAAGTTTTATGAAGCTCTTTTAGTATTCCCAACCATCAGCCGAACCGTTGGAGAATGGCTATCAAATGAGCTAACTTTTAGTACCTTAACGATCGAGCTTTCGAACGTCGATGAACGGTTTAACAATCTGCTCCCTGGTGGAGATGATTATGGAAGCTGGGTAGGGCGGGAAGTGGTGGTCAAAGTTGGACTGGCCGAACAAGCGTCAACTTATACAACCATTTTTAAAGGGAATGTAACCCCAGTAGGCGGTTTTAGGCGAACCGTCAAAAGCATTGTGATCATTGCGCGAGATAACTTTGACAAGATCAACGCAAAATTTCCTAATACCGTTATTACCTACGCTTCCTATCCCAGGTGCGAGCAAAAAAACTTAGGCAAAATTGTTCCCTATATCTATGGGGATTTCACGACTGAACTAGACCCCTTTCCTGCCGCAATCCCTGCCTATGGGGTCAACGGGAACGATCCTTTTGTGAATTGGAAAGATAAAGCGGTAGAAATCAGCGGGGCAAACCTAAGCTCCACCGCACATGGGCTAGATGACGATGACAAGATCCAGCTTGGGACAAATGGAGTCCTACCTGCCCCATTTGTGATCGATGTTAATTACTATGTGGTCAATGCGACAGCCGATACTTTCCAGCTCTCAGCAACTATGGGTGGTGGCGCTATCGTTTCAGGTGGACCCCAAAGCGGATCTCATAGCCTGATCCCTAATAAGCCGAAGTCAGTGACAATTGCGGGCGCTACCCTAAGCTGCAACTCACATGCTTTAGACAATGATGATATTGTCCAACTCGCAACAGATGGAGCCTTACCATCCGGTTTTGTGGTCGGGGTAAGCTATTATGTGGTTAACGCAACGCTAAATACCTTTGAACTTTCTGCGACCATGGGCGGGGCAGCTATCACCTCTGTAGATCCCCAAACCGGATCTCATACCTTCCTACCAAATCCTAGGGCTTCACGCCGACAACTAGAACTTCTCGTAAGTGAAAATAACAATACTTTTTTTGATTCGAATGGAGTTTATTTAAAACGTGGAGAAGTCTTTAGTCCGGTTCCTAACTCTGAATTGGTCGGCCCAGGCGGCTCAAATAATTACTTCGAGATCAAACAGGGGGGTGTCTGGGTTGATAATGGGACAGGGGGGAGCCTCGCTTATATTTTCGAAGAGAGTGACGAATTTTACTGCAAAGTTAGAGGTAAGGATCTATCAGGCTACAATGATAATATAGTTGCCCAAGCCAAGGATCTTCTGAAGACCTTCGGGGGCCTTGTGGATGGCGACTTTGATGGGAATTGGGTTACCTACCGAGACAAAGCCAGCCCTTCCCAAAGCGCAATTTCTGCGATCAAAAGCCGGATTTGGGCAGCAGAACAGACACCGGTTTTGGCCTATGTCTTGTCATTGTTCGAGCAAGTGCGGCTAGAGGCTTTTATCGATAGAAACCTGAAGCTCAAAATCAATGCTCTTCATTTTGAAGATTGGGATGATACACCAGACTATACGGTAAAAAATTGGGACATTGAAAAAGAAAGTTTAAAAACTTCTATTGATGATCGAAATAATTTTAATAGAGCGCAGGGTGCTTTTAGTTTTCTGCCTGTAGTTAATGAAAACGTAAGAGCCACCGCACTATTTAAAAACGATGCCTCAATTACCCAATTGGGCCAGACAATTGGGAAAAAAATTGTGTTTCCTAATCTCTATGTTGAAAGCCAAGTGGAGCTTCAGGTCATAGAATTTTTAAGGCTTGCAAGCGCAATAATTGAAATATTTGATTTTAATTTAACTTGGCGAGCTTTGTTATTGGATGTTGGAAATTTTGTTAAAATGAATATTAACATAGCGTCTATACAACTTGAAAACGTACCGGCTATGATAAGAGATATCGGTTACAATCCAGAGGGGTTAAAGTTACCAACAAAAGTTTGGTGTTTTCAAATGGTGCCTTTTAAGACTTGGAACCCTGGATTCGCAGGGATCACAGGCGGCCAATCTGCAACGATCACAAAGGAGTAAAAATATATGGCAGTTAATTTAACGATTTCAGAAACTTTGACCGGTGGTGGCCTCGCAGATAGTTTGGCGGGAGGTGGCACGGGGTGTGACCTTGGGAACGTAATCGTAGGGCAGTATGCGCCGATTGTGTCCCAACCCGGAAATACTGGGGCGCAGGAGATCTATATTTCCCACGATGCAACCATTGACGAAATAACCCAAGTACGCTTATTCATTCAGCAATTTGGCGTAGGTACCGGTTTTTCGTATGGTGGGGCCAACAGTGCTGCCGCCGATATAGCCAAGGTGTTGAATATGGGCAACGGCTCGAACAGCGCGGTGGCCAACAACTCAGACGGGCTAGCCAATGGGTTGCACATCGACATGGATTGGCAAGTCTCAGCAGCCAATCAATTCAACCCAAGTCGGATCGGCACCCAGGTAAGAATCTTTGGGGATAACGGCGGGGCGGCTACGGGCGAGGGGCGCAACGAGGCCACGGCGTTTACCCTATACGCCGATGCAATGTCAAGGAATAATGCGGGAGTAGAAGTTGATGCAACAACCCCAATTTCAGGTGTGATTGGAAAAACAGCCGATGCAGTGCTTGGCGACCGTGGGCATTTCAAAACAAGATTCTATTTAGCCGATTCTGAAAGCGATGGCGGGATTTTACAGTGGGAAACTGTGGTTGCCTATTCTTATACGGCGTAAACAAATTTTAATTTGGAACAAAGATGTATCTTATTCGATGGCGTTTTGATTTTCTAGAACACCCAAGCAAAATGGGCCAATGGTCTCGACCTGCCACCAGGACCGAAGACATGGCCGCATTTTGCTTGAAACCTGGACTTGTTAGGGCGTCTATCGAAGGGAAAGATTTTGATACCAGAGAGATTAAAACCCTGGCCGAAGTCGATGGCTGGGATTATTGCGTTTTTAAATGGCTTGCAATAGCGAGTGTTCCAGGTAATTTTAGAGGTACTTTTAGACCTATTAGTAAGCTTATGGGTTTGCAAATTGTAGCAAGAGAAAGGGAAATTTCTGTTTTCCCTGACGGTACAGTTAAAATCACCCAAAGAGATCCTTTGGAAAAAAAACTTAACTATGCAACATACGGGAAATAGAAAATATGACTATTGTATCAAGACTTTTATTGGACCATCCCGCGCTTAATAGTGTCGGCGGTGCGGCTTTGCATGTAGCGGTAGAGGATATCTACGAAAAGATCGGAGACAATACCAACTCACGGTTTTTCACAATCAACGCTTTGGCCAATGCCAGCTCTACCGATTTTGAGCATAACTTCAAATGTCCTTTTGCCGATCTTCGCTATGACCTTTACTTGCGGGATACCGGAACCGGCGAGCTAACTTTGATTTCCGATTCTTCTAGTCCTGCTCTTTCTTCTTTTGCAATTTTAGCAACTCCGAGCTTTACTACTACAAAAATTAGGGTGACAAACAATAGCGGATCTCCTAGGGATCTTGCCCTTGTTCTTACTCAGGGCGTAGTTGATTCTAAGAAAGTTGATTTTGTAGTTAGAAACGTAGCTGCAAACGTGACTTTGCAAGAGGGTAAATATCACTTGGTCGATACTAGCGCAGCTAGGACACTCACTTTACCCGATCCAGCAGCTACCAAGCGGCCTATTTGGATCAAGGATAAGACAGGATCGGCAAGCACAAATCCTATTACGGTTGCGCGATTTGGCAGCGAAGACATTGAAACAGTGGCGGCAAGTTATGTTTTAGATAGCGATCTTGGGGCTTGGACACTTGTTAATGATGGGACGGATTGGTTTATTATATGATAAAAGTAAATATAACTTGGCCCGTAATCATACTTATGATTTATGGCCTCTTTCAGTGTTACCGAGATGACTACTCAGACGATTTGAAGGATTGTTTAAAGTCTAGGCCCATTGAAATTTGCCATAAAATTTATAGATAGTCGTTCATCGATATGATTTACTAGGCTTCACCCATAACGGAGCCTAGTAAATGGAAAAGTCAAAACTATATGGATTGGGATATTCGGTAGATCACGCCGAAAATGAAGAATTTGCTTTTGCAAATTTAGTATTAAGAATGCCAGATAATCGAGTTGTGATAGGCATGGCCCATGGTAGAAATATCAATAGGGCATTTGCTTATGCTTTGAGAAAATTGGCTGATGAAATTTTGGAAAAATATACTGAAGCAGATAATCCTATATATGCTTACGATGTAGCCATAGAGGAATAATCATGAAGCATTTTAATTTTGTGGCAGCTCAAAAACAAGATTATGCCGAAATCGAAAAAATGGCACAGGCCAAATGCATAAAAATGCCAGTTGCCCATAGATTTTTTATTGCAGAAGAACCAATAGCTTTAATCACACAAACTGGCCATCAATATGCTGATAGAGGTGATTATGTAATTATTGGCAAAGACCATGCTTGGCCTGTGAGTAAAGAATACTTTGAAGAACACTATCATGAGATACCGGAATGAGTGGAATTGACGACGTTATGAATGTTGAAAAGTTTTACAGAGATTGCATTGAAGCTTTGCTTATAGGGCTTGAAGTAAATAACCGAGAAGCTTTCATGATGAAATGCAATCCAACTAATTGCTTGAAGCTCGGTAGGGCATATACGAATGGAGTTAAGAAGCTTTCAATAGAACAAGTAATAACGGAACAAAATGCAGGTTCGATTAATAAATATATGAGAGAAAATAATTTTTGGGCACAATTACAAGATGGAAATAAAATAATTTGGGGAGAACTTGTTACGGAATTTGTTAGATATTTAAACGAAAAGTCTGCAATGGAGAAAGCTAATGCCAGTATACAAAGTTAAAATAGAATTTTCTGGGTCATGGATTCGAGATATTGAAGCCGAAAGTAAACACGATGCCGAAATAAAAGCTATAGAAAAATGGGAAGAAAGTAACGAAGGCGAGATAGATTTGTTGGAGGTTGAAGAATGAGCCATCCAAGCAACAAAGTTACCATTGAAAAATTGAAAGAAATTTTCAGCTATCACAACGAAGAATGGAAAAATAAGCATTATAATGCGATAAGGACTTCCGCGCATCATTTAGCAGAGGTGATTATATCGAACACTCCTGATTGCGCCGATAGAGCGGAGGCCCTCAGAAAGTTAAGAGAAGCCGTGATGACAGCAAACGCAGCCGTGGCCCTGGCAAAAGAACCGTGGGATGAGACTTAAATGGGTAGAGGATAGCTATACGTCTCATTGTTAGCTATGATTGTAGCGACACATGCAAACATAGCAAATGAGGAAAACTCACATGTCATTTACGGGGCAAAATCCGCGTTTTCGTTCAACAATATTGACAGATATCGGGGTTGCATCCATTGCAAACCCAGCAGCAGGGACACATAGAATCATAAACCGAGGGGGGACCCTCCAGGTTCAGGATGATACCGGCCTAGAAACCGCCATCGGGGCAGGTGGCACGGTGGACAAGGTGACTCAGACAGCTCACGGTTTTTCGGTTGGCGAGATCCTTTACTATACCGGATCGGCTTACGCCAGGGCCTTGGCAAACGCTGCCAATACCAGCGAGATTGTGGGCATGGTAAGCAGGGTCATCGATGCCAATATTTTTGAGATCACATTGGAGGGCAAAGTTACGGGCCTTTCTGGGTTGACAGCAGGGGAAGCCTATTTTCTAAGCCCTACGGTTTCAGGGGCCATCACAGCGACAGAGCCAAGCGTATTGGGCCATGTGAGTTTGCCTATTGGCGTGGCTATTTCAACCACGGTTATCTATGTGAGATCCTCTAGGGGTGCGGTAGTTGGGTCCACTAATGCTCGAACTGAGATTGCTCTTTTTAACAATACGACTACGAATGTCCAAGATGCCTCGGCTTATCAAGCTGGCGAGCTTGCCGGATACGTTGAGATCGATGCGACCACTGATCTAAAATTCTTTGTCTCGGCTCCTTTTGCTCGGAATGGTGCAGGGACTGACTATAATATATCACCTCAATACGTTGGCGACACACCGCCAGTTGGATTTGATCTAATCATCACCACGGCTGGGATCATTCGCGTGACCTTGCCAAACGTGACTGGTTTTGTTTCCGCAAAAATCAATTATGGTTTGAATGTCCCTGCGATTGGTGCCACGTTTCCCTTAGCTATTGATTCCACGTTGGTTCAGTTTTCCACGCTGAAAGCCAAGGATTCTGGTGGGTTTGTTTTTCAAGAAAATGGTGGGACGCAGATAGGTAGTTGGTCTGATACCGGAGCATTGACGATTGGACCAACCAGCGGAACTCTGATTCATAAATTGCAATCAGGTAATACTGATGTTCAAATTATAGGAACCGGAGTAAGTTCTAATCAGGTCCTAGATTTTATAGCTAATGGTGTTTCAACATTCAATATTGCTTCAGGACCAGGAATTGGCACGACTTGGTTTCGTACAAACAATTCCTCAATTGTAGCTGGTCAAGTTTCGACCACTGGTGCTTGGACTTTTGGACCAAACGCTGGCGGTGTTGGTCATGCAATATATGGCCGAGATGGAAACCCTGCTAGTTTTTCTCACTCTTTGAATATTAGATCGTCAAGCGCAGCTAACTCTGTTTTATTAAATTTTGGAACCTACGAAACCGGGGATTATGCTTGGATTCAATCCGTAGAAAGTGACACTGGAAATCCAAAACCTCTTGATTTTTATATTGGTTCATCAAGAGCAATGAGATTTGATAGTAATGGTTCAGCTAGAATTGGTTTACCATCAGGATCTAGCGATGCAACGCATTATTTATTTAATGAATCTATAACAGCTCCAGTTTCACAAATATATAACAGAAGTTCATCTACTTCATCTGATGCAATACCTGCCTTACAAATTAGTAAGGGAAGTAGTACTTTAACCACATCTCAAAAGTTTATCGAATTTTATATTAATGAAAGAAGTAGTGGACAAGGACAAATAAATGCTAGTGGTTCGTCACAAGTTGCATTTGGTACATTTTCCGATATTAGGTTGAAAGAAAATATCCAGAATTTGAATGGCGAACTAAATAAAATTTTATCTCTTAGACCAGTTGAGTTTGACTATAAAACAGGTGGTCATCAGATTGGTTTTATCGCTCAAGAGATCCAAGAGATATATCCTGATGTGGTTTCCGAAAACCCTCAAGATGGCATGTTAGTCTTAACAGGATGGGATAAAACCACCGCACGACTTGTAAAAGCCATCCAAGAACTCTCGGCCCGCCTCGTCGCATTAGAAAATAAAGGAGTTTAAATATGACGCTTGTCAATACTAGAGGAAATTTTAGTGGGACTCTGCAAGGTGTGAGGCATAGCTCGGCTGTCGGGGTTGGCGGTCCTGGCGCAACGGTTTTAAATATCGATTGGTCTCATGCAACCCTTGCAAGCGGCATTCGCGTTGGTAAAATAGCAGCCCAATGGGATCAGAACTCAACTAATGGTTATATAGCTAATGCTCAATGTAATTTTCAAATTAATTATAGTCCGGCAACAGGAAAATATTATCTTAGGTTTTTAAATATCGCATACACCGATTCGCCTAGCTCAACGGTTTTAACTCAAACCATTGTCCCTTATTTCTTTGACGGGACGACTGAGACGTCTGGGGAAACTGGAGTCCTTGCGGCTGCATCTGGAAACTATATCAGATTTAAAATGACTCAATCACCCGGAGCATTGGCTGCCTCGGTTCCTTGTAGCGCATTTTTAACTCAGGAGATTTAAGCGATGCCTCATATATTCAATGATGAACCTAAAAATTATATTAGCTCTGGAAATTTTAGTCCGGGAACTTCCGGTTCCTCTAACCTGACTAGCTTCACACATTTTGAAATGAAGTATACCCGAGTTGGGAGCATGGTCATGGTTTCAGGCAATGCTAACGCACAAGCTGCTAGTGCGGCTCAATGCTTAATAGAGATTAACCTGCCAATCGCAAGCGATTTAACGGCATCGGACGATTGCACTGGTTCTGGTTGTCATTTAACAGCTACTCCAACTCCTGTATTCGTTTCTAGTAATAATGCAACAAATAAACTACAACTGGTATGGAATGCTAGCGCAACGACTAACAGCCAACTAAACTACGTAGCCATGTACGAAATAAAATAAGGAATCAATATGAGTAACAGCGCATTTACGCCACAAGCGTTTCAAGATTTTCGGGAAGCCTCTCTCACTCAAAGCGGAATTGTCAACACGGTAGCCCAAAGTTTTGGTGGTCATAAATTATTTAAATCGACCACCGCACAACAGATTACTGCTTATGGCTACTCTACCGCCAGAGGTAGCGCAAATGACAATGACGGCGAAATAAGGCTAGGTATAGGTGGTACTTCAGGATTTAGAATTCAACAATATGATTCTGGAAACACCACAACTTATTTTGATAGCCGTTATGATAATGCTGGCTCATTAGTTCAATTCAGGACTAGGACCGATGGCACACCAGTAGTGGCCTTTCAATATACTGGAGCAGGTGCTTGTAGTTTTGGCTTTTCTGGTAGTACCCAAAACCACACTGGTTACGGGGCCCAATGGATTCTGCAAGGACAAAGCGGTAACGGAACTCAATTGGCAGCAGCTAAAACAAAATTAGTTTCACCACCAAGGCAAGATGTGACTCCGGGTGGAGGCGCAGCTACTTTTGAAAACGGCCAAGCGGCTGCTCTGCATATAATTAAGGGCTATGGAACTGGTTCAAATGCAGGTAAAAGATTTACAGATTTTGTTGTAACCACTGAGTCTGGCTGGACGACGCCAACTCTTCTGCTGCATTCAAGCGGCATTAACACACCTAATGCCAGAACTTATTCGGTTGACGGATCGAATAGATTAAGTTTAAGTTTAGGCGGCTCTGGTGATATCTATGAAGTTAATGTTGCCGTTTTCGCTATGTAAAAAGGATTATTTGAATATGCAATTCAACCTCGAAGAAGCCATGCAAAATTTACTAACGGTTTGCCGCGAGTTCAAAGGAACAGCGGCTCAACACGAGTATCTTAAATTTTGTTTGGATGAAATCTATAAAAAATTAAAGCCTGAACCTCAGGAAAAAAAGCCCTTCGATCCAAAGGATCATATTAAGCCCGTGCCCGTGCCTAATGCCGAAGGATGAACTTTCAAAGTGTGATATGTGCGGTGATCCAGAGGCTCGATGGCTCATAACCATCAAAGTCGATGAGCCACCGCACTATGTTAGACCTTTTGCAATCTGCGACATATGCCGACCTCATGACAAATTCATAGATCACATTTTCGAAATGCTCTATATCACTTCGAGGACAACCAGCTAGTGGTCTTATAGATCATATTTTTTACCAATCTTAAATTGTTCTTTTATATTTTTTAAAAAACAATTTTCACAAATATGAAATTCTGTATAGCGATCTCCCCGCCTAAGAGTCATAAGAAACCACAGGTCAGGCAAGTAACCGCCAATTTGGATGGCCTCGCAACTATCGCAAATGTGTATTTTTTCTACTGCCATAAAAACAAAATTCCCAAACTTATAAAAAAAGACAAAACAACATTAAATAATAATAGATTTGCCATTTTAAAATGCCATTCAATATCTCGAATAAAAAAAACATAAATACACAAGGCAATAACTAAGTAGGACCAACAAAAAACTTTAAGAAGCATTGCGATACCTCACCCATTGGATCAGGTCAACCACAAGCAAAATTACCCAATTGACAAACAAGGGCCATACTGCATGATGATAGCTATAGATCATTTTAAAAATACAAGCGATGAAACCAACCAAATGAAGTTGGGCACGATCCTTTAAACAAAAAGATCCTAAAAATAAGGCCGTTGATAGCCATCCCACCCATTCCATGTTGAAGCTCCTTTATTGTATTATAATGCAGAGGTAACAAAAAATGATTTTTAAGTCTGATTTGACACCGATGCCCTTAGATAATTTTTGGGTAGTTACAGGCATTTCCAATGTTGTACGGTTTAAATCGCGGTATAACCTTTACCGTAAGTTTGAAGCCCATATCAAAAGTTTCAACGTAAATCTTATGACGATCGAAGTTGCCTTTGGTGAGCGGCCCTTTGAAATCACAGAATCAAATAATCCTAATCATATACAAATGCGAACGAGGCATGAACTTTGGCACAAGGAGAACATGATAAATGCGGCTATTAATAGATTACCATCAGACTGGAAGTATGTTGCAATTGTTGACGCGGATATTGCATTTTGTCGGGCAGATTGGGCGCAAGAAACCGTCCAGCAACTTCAACATTACGATGTCGTCCAAATGTTCTCGATGGCAACAGATATGGGACCTGAACCACATTTGAACGTAGTTGGAACCAATTACGGTTTTGCTTTTTGCTATCAAAATTCCATAAATAACGTAAACATACCTCCTTTATTGGATCATGACGGTAAGTTGAACCCAAAAAGATTTAGCAGAAAAAATTGCTATGGAATCACAGATAAAAAGGTTTATTGGCACCCTGGCTTTGCTTGGGCTTGGCGGCGTTCTGCAATTGAGAAAGTCGGCTTATATGACCTCGGTATTCTTGGGGCTGGTGACCATCACATGGCTCTTTCGCTTTTGGGGCGAGGCCATGAATCATTGCCACCGAAAGTTACAGATGGATATAAAAAAGCCGTGTTGGCATGGGAGACTTTAGCCCTTAAACATATCCGTAAAAATATAGGATATGTACCTGGAATGATTATACATTCTTGGCATGGTAGAAAAGGCGCTCGTCAATATTGGGATAGGTGGCGCATCCTCGAAAATAATCAATTTGATCCTTATCACGATGTCAAGAGAGATAGTCAAGGACTCTGGCAATTAATTGACCATGGGGATGAGCGTAGCTTAAAATTAAGGGATCAAATAAGAGCTTACTTTAGACAACGGAGCGAGGATTCCGACCAACTTGATCCTACTTGATGAAATCTTGCAGATGGTTATGGCAATCATACTTTTGCTTGTCATAATCTTTTTGCAAGACCTCGTTAAATTAAACAAAGAATTAGCTAAAATGATTGAAGATCATGAGCTAAGGATACACAATTTGGAGTTTGAAAATGAAAACGAAATTCCCTGAGCTTTACCCTTATATCTCAGAATTTTTGACTCCAACGGCTATGGGTAAAGGTCCATTATCACCCCTTGGTGTGTGTGTGCATTACTTAGCGGATCGAGATGTGAAGCGAGCCTATCGCTCTTTGCTGGATGGAAAGACATTAGGGTACCATGTTATAATAGATAGAACCGGAGCCATATCGCAGCTAACTTATTTTAATCTAAGGGTCAATCATGCTGGGTCCGCAACCTGGAATGGTTTATCGCCTAATCAACATTTTATTGCTGTGGCTTTGGCTAGTTGGGGTCGATTGGATGCATCGGGCAAAGCGTGGACTGGAACAGCTATTCCGCTCAAAGAAACCGTTAAAAGAAAAGGAAACATAAGCGATAAAATCGAGTTGTGGGATGCAGCAACGGAACCGCAAGAAGCAAGCCTTATGAAATTGTTAAGCTGGTTCGTTTTTCATGGTATTAATGTAAAAAATATTTGCGGGCATGACGAGTGCGCTATACCCAAAGGGCGTAAGGATGACCCCGGAGGAGTCTTAAAAAGATCAATGGTTGAAGTGAGGAAGATTCTTGAATTGTCGGAGAAACAAAGCATATCGTAGGCCGGTGAGGATCTTATTTAGATCCGCAATGTGTGAGTATATGCTTAAGGTTTCTACAATTAAAAAGGCAAGGCAAAAGGGCCTTAAAACCAAGCATCCTATCACCAATAAAATAATCGTGGTACACTATAGCTCAACGATGGTTTATTGGCGCAAAAGAACCTTTGTATATGTTTTTGTAGAAAGGTGATACATGCTTAAGTTTATCGCCGTTCTCGGCTTTTTTTTATTTAGTGAAATAGCCATAGGTCTTCCTAGGTTTGCAGATAAAAGCCCTGAATACTTGGCGGCAAGGCAAGCTATTGCTAAAGTCGAAAGCGCAGAAAACCCTTGTGCTAAAAATCCCACTACTAGTGCTAGTGGGAAGTATCAATTTATGAAAATGTGGAACCGTTTTTTCCAAGCGAATTATGGCCGGACTTGGGCCAGCGTGGTTCCTTCCTGCAAGGCTGCCAAAGCCGTGAAAGACAAAATGGCACGGTTTCAGGATGAAATGTTTGACGTTTACTACAATCTGAAGGTAGCCCCATGGATTTTTGGCATAAGGGGCAAGGTCAAAGGATGGTCAGATATTGAACTCCTGGCCCTATACCACAGACAAGGAGAGGGTGGGGCGATGAAATACATTAGAACCGGAGAAGACTTTGCCAATGGCAAGTGGGGAAATGGACACGTTAGCAAGCATATTGCTAGAGTTGTCAGGTATTCTCAGGCCAATTTAATAGCAATGAGGTAATGTGATGAAAGCAATCTTTATTTTTTTTCTGGCTCTTGTTTCTTGTCATGCGAAGTCTCAACACATTCCAGCGGAACCATGCCCAGGTACTGGAGATGAGTTAGGCGGGGCCGCCGAGGTTTTGGGAATCATCAACTATGAGAGATCCAAGCGGGGTCTCTTTGCGCTGTCTAATGATCCTGCCCTTATGTGTGCTGCACGGATCCATGCAATTGATGTAGCGAAAATCAAGCTTTGTACTCATACAGGCAGCGATAGATCCCAATTTTGGCAAAGGGCGAAGCGGTGCGGCGGTGTGGCAAGCGGGGAAGTAATCGCTTGCGGACATACTGATGCAAAGTCTGTGGTCGAAGATTGGACAAATGATCTCTCTCATGCCCAAATTATTTATGATCCTAAGCAACGATATATTGGCGGTTACATGCAAGATAATTATTGGGTCGTTATTTTCAGAAAATAAAGGCTTAAGATTTGGCCAATTTTGTAGAAAATTTATCCTTAATTTTTCTGAAAATTTTAGAATTCAATTTGATTGTGATAACTTTTATTGTATTGATAATGATGGCTGATTCAGAATCCGACGATTGATGTCCTTGGCTGTACCATCTCAATTTTTTGAGATGGTTCTTTTTTTGTCAGGACGCAATCCCAAAAATCTATGAGGTAAACTAGCATCGAGGTCATATAGGCTGTATCGGCTTCAACCTCAACGATGCATCCGTTGTGCCCGTCAAAAGAAAAATAGTGGCATTTTTTCGATCCGGTTACAAAAAGTTGGTGCTGAATTTGGGGATAATACTTCATAGGAACAAGACCATTTAAAGCATTGGTATGATCCTTTTTTCCAGGGCACTTGATTTCTAAAATAATATTGTTTGATTTATTGTAGCCATCAAGCGAGGCTCTTATAAACGAATATTTGTAATGTTGAACAAAGCAAGGCGGGCTATCAAATCCAACCATCAGCTCGTAGTGGGTCCTAGCCAGGGGCTCAAGACGGTTGCCCCTATCTATGGCCCAATTGCTCTTATACTCTTTTTTCACTAGCCCCGTTTTTTCCTCCCATAATTCCTTGCGAGTCTTCCACGGGCTAACCCCTAATATGATTGGGGTATCGCTAGCCCCAATGCCCTTTGATCTCCATTGCATCCAAGCTGTTTTATCCATTTTTTGCTACCTTATTCCATCGTTTAATACTCTCGATTTCTCCATTGCCCAATGGACCCTTTGACCCGCAACGCGAGCAATGGACGTAAAATAATCCAGAGTCTTCAAAGGCCCTCAATAGGAGTTGATCGCTAGCGCAAAAGGGGCACTTGCGAATCCTTAGGATGAGTTTCGGTTTTCGAAAAAAATCTATTATGGATTTGATCATGGACACCGCCATAATTTTTTTGTGATAAAGACATTGACACAGCAAGCTAACACTTTTAAAACAAATGTATCGACCATTTTTTGTTACCGAAAGAGAAAATCATGAAAACCACTTTAGAGGTTTTGGAAGACTGGGTGAAAAATAATAATCCAGCAAAGCTATCGACGCTATTAGGGTATAGATCTACTAATACTATACACCAATGGATAAAAAGGGGGCGAATCCCACCGCACCAAGAAGCAAGAGTCAGGGAACTACTTGAGAAGAATAAGAAAGGTTAATCAATGGGGATGTTGGATAGAGTCACTACCGGAAAAATAAAAAAACCGGAATTGGTTTTGATTTATGGGCCGGATGGAGTTGGGAAAAGTACATTTGCCGCTAATGCTCCATCACCAATATTTGCAGAGGTGGAGGAAGGCACAGCAAACCTTGATGTAGCAAGGATGCCGTTGATTGAATCGTGGGGCCATATCATTCAAGGCATTAAAGAATTATTAGAAAAGGAACACCCTTATAAATCATTAGTCATAGATAGTTTGGACTGGTTGGAGTCGTTGCTTTGGCGGGAGATTTGTAGAGAATACAAGACAAGTTCCATAGAGTTGGCTTGTGGGGGTTTTGGGAAAGGATATGTTGAAGCCGTGGTGCGGTGGGACGATCTTATTAGACGGTTAAGTGAGTTAAGAAACATTAAAGGTATGAATATTATTTTAATTGGGCACAGTGAAACCGCTAAACACAATGACGCTATTAACCAAGTTGAATATGACAAGTTTCAGCTCAAGCTTAACAAGCGAGCAGCTCCACGGTTTCGGGAATGGGTGGACGCGGTTTTGTTTGCTAACTTTGAAGTTCATGCGACAAAAGACGGAGAGAATACAAGGGCTTTTAGCACGGGCGTACGGAAATTATGGACCGAAGGGCGGCCAGGTTTTGACGCTAAAAACCGCCTAGGATTGCCTCCTGTAATTGATCTTAGCTGGCAAGCCTATATTGATGGGAAGACGAGCGATAACGCCGAATGTTGCCAGAACCGGATTGAAGATTTACTTAAGGCTCAAGAGTTCGACGAAGCTTTTAAAACTCTCGTTAGGAACACGGTTGAAAAAGCAAAGGGATATCTCCCACAATTATTACAAATCGAAGATAAATTAAAAGCGAGGTTACAAGTTGGAATTCAACAATGAAATAACAGACCGTCATGCTCAAATTTTTATGGAATGGGAGCGGAAAATCACCGAAGAATGGCGGCGAGGCGAATTGAGATGTAAGGCCCTTGGCGAGGATCCGCAACAGGCTTTTCGCAATTGGGTAGTCAATAAGATGGTAGCTCTATTTGCATGGAACCAAATTAACTCGGAGAAAATCAAGAATGGCTAAGGATCTGCACCCAGGACATTATATCGGCAAAATCATGAATTATGGTTTGCGTGAAGGTAAGCAATTCACGGTTACAGCAGTGATCGAGATGGAATTTAAAGACAGTGAAAATGATATCCATCGATGCAATTGGTATGGCAGTTTCAGCGGCGACGCTAAGAAGCATACGCTTAAGGCCCTTCTCGTTTGCGGTTTGCAAAGATCGGTTACAGACCTAGCTCTAGGGCCAGCCGGTGGCTGCCTCAATGCCGAGAAGGAATATAGCATTGAAGTCAAAGCCGAAGTTTACCAAGGCAAAACTTATTACAAAATAGCTTGGATTAATCCCGTTGGGCTAACCGGACTCCTTAGCCGAGCCGACGCAATGGTTAGACTTCAAGGACTTAACCTCGATGGCGAGATAGCTATGATGAGGGCTCAAATGGGGGCGCAAGCCCCAAGACAAGAACCGAAGCCACAAGCCCCGCAACAAGTCGAAACCCCGCAAGCATTTGAAGAAATCCCCTTCTAGAAAAAATCTCTATTGGTCGTGATATATTTTTATTATCACGATCAATAGGGGCAATTATGAAGATCTTTGATTTAATAGAAATTCTTGAATCATTAGACCAAGAAGCAAACATAAAAATTTTAGGTAAAAATGAGCTTGGCGTTTATTTAGATGGCGAGTTTTGCGGTAGCATTTGTTTTCTAACCAAGGAGTTTATCAAGGATGATGACTGTACTTAGGCCCTACCAACAAAAGGGGCTGGATGATATCCGTGCATATTATGCAAAGGGTGAGCGTAAGGTTTTACTGCATTTAGCCACGGGCGGCGGTAAAACCGTGGTTTTCTCTGAAGTTCTAAAGGGTTGCTATAGTAAGAAAAAACGGGCAATCATGGTGGTTCGGGGCAAGGCCCTGGTGGACCAAGCAAGCCAAAGACTCTTTCGGGAAAATGTCCCACATGGGGTTTTGATGGCTGGCCACTGGAATAAGAGGCCCCATGAGATGATCCAAATTTGCTCAATCGATACCCTAAGAAGTCGCCAGATTGTACCCGATGCCGATCTAGTTGTGATTGATGAGGCACACTTTGCGGGATCTTCAAGCTTCAGGTGGTTAGTCGAAGCCTACCCAGTGACAACTTATTTTCTTGCCGTAACCGCAACGCCTCATGTTTCTACTGGCCTTCGCCATGTAGCTAATGTTGTGGTTTATCCAATAACGATGCGCGAATTGATCGAGCAAGGATTCCTTGTAAAACCAAAATATTTTAGTGTTCCAACAGATGTTGATTTTTCAAAACTTAAAATTGATAAGAAAACCGGCGATTTTATTGCTTCGGAAGTCGATGGGCTTATGGCCAATGCAAAGATCGTTGGGGATATAGTTAAGACCTGGAAAGAGCGGGGAGAGAATCGACCAACGGTTTGTTTCGCTACTTCGATCAATAACAGCAAGCAAATCGTCGCAGAGTTCAAAGCCGCAGGGATTCCAGCGGAGCATATAGAGGCCAATGACGGTTTCGAAATCAGAAAGCAAGCAATAGAAGATTTAAAAACCGGCAAAATAAAAATATTATCAAATGTTGGAATTTTATGTACGGGTGTTGATATTCCATTCCTATCTTGTCTTATTATGGCAAGGCCCACAGCTAGCTATAACTTATATATTCAACAGCTTGGAAGAGGCACGAGAATATCAGAAGGTAAAGAAAATTTTATAGTTTTAGATCATGGTAAAAATGTAATAAGGCATGGCTTTATTGAAGATGAAAAAGAATGCGACCTTGATGGGACAACAAGCCAGAAAAAGAAAGTTGATGAACCAGCCTTAAGGATCATTACTTGTAAGATTTGTTACTTTTCCTTTAAACCCAATGAAAAGAATATTTGCCCAGAGTGCGGCTTTTCCAATTACAAGCCTCCTGCCCCAATTATCCACCGCACAGATATAGACCTTGTAGAGATAAAAACCCTTGATGCCGTCAACTCTTCTCGCGTACTGTTAAAGGTAGAAAAACTTATAACGACAGCGATCAAAAGGGGCTACAAGCCCGGATGGGTCTTTCATCAGATCCGCCAAGAGTTCGGAGAGATCCATGCAAAAAAGCATTGGACAAATATCAAGAGCAGCATTGACGCGGCGTCACGACAATTTGGTGAAAGCAATAATTCTAGCCCTCAATCAATCTAGTTTTGGGCGATTTTGGGAACAACCAACGGGCGCAGCTTTTCGTGATCAAGCTATGGTAAAATATGGTTTAGTCGGGTGTGCTGATATTACTGGAATAACAACTCGTGGTATAAGAGTAGAAATTGAAGTGAAAACCGGACAAGCAAAACAAAGCGATCAACAAAAAAATTTTGAGTTTATGATAAAAAAATATAAAGGAATTTATTTTGTTGCTCGCAGCGTTGAAGATGCGTTACAACAAATTCAAATAGCAGTCACTTCAA